CATCCTCAACGTTACAAGCGTAGGTATTAAGAACAGCAGGAGCATCAGCACCGAAGTAATCAATAACCTGCAGGCTGGCGTCACTTACTCCGTTTGCGCGGAGTTGATCCGCCGTTATTTCCTGAGAAGTTTGGGAATAGCTGTTGGAGTAAGCCTGGTTGCTGTTGATCCCAGGCGAATAGGTCTGCGTCCCCTGGTTGCTGTACTGAGTTGGTGCTACCGGGGAACTGTAGTTGGCGGGAACGGCCTGCTGATTCGCGCTCGATTGTTGACCCTGGAAGGGGAATTGGACGGGCGAACTCAGGAGCCCTACCAGGCTGTTGAACGCCGACTTGTAGGGGTTGTCCCCCTGGGGCGCTTGTGGGGCTGCCTGGTACGCTTGGGGGTACGACGCTGTAGGGTTGAACTGGGGTTGTTGGACCCCCATCTGGGCCTGCATTTGCGGGGCTGGGGCCACCGCTGTTTGGTAGGGCGCCACCCATTGCGAAGTTGTTGCCACCGAAGGTGCCTGAGCCGCCGTCTGCTGCATTACTGGAGCCGCGTAGCTGATCGGCTGGGTCTGGGATACTTGGGGTGCCGACTGGGTCGGCATTGCGGTATCGGCCTGCATAGGTTACCTCTTTTTGTAGGCTTTCGAGAGTTCGGTAAAGGAAGGGGGTGAGATCAAGTCTCGGATCCGCAGCCATCGGTAAATTCGGCTGCTGCGGATGGGGAGTCCTCATTTCTTGATTTACGAGATCAATAAATGTGGCCATTGCTTTCTGTACTTGTCCCACCATCCGGAACGGGAATCCGCTGAGCATGCCAGCAACTTCGTCGTCCGTTTTTGAAGGGAATAAATACTTCAGTGCTTCTATGCTATCAACACCTAACTCCTGTAGGTTCCGAGTGAAGATTGATTGGTTAAGTTTGTCCTGGGTAGTGTCTTCATAAACTGGTCCCATCCAGCGCCAGCAGACTGTCCTATCTCCATCAGGGGCTAATCCAAGAACACCTGGGGGGACCTCTTTTGTTTCAACTGCAGCATCAATTGCTTTCTGCAGTTTCTTCTCATATACTGCTTTTTGTTTTTCGTATTTAGCTTGTAAAGCTTCATCTTCAAGGTCAGCAGGAGGATCAGGATATTTAATTCCGGAAGCAAAAGCGAGTGACTTGCGGAAAATCTGCTCCTCCTGGAAGATCATCAATTCAAAACACTTACAAATACCGTAGGTATAAAGTTGTAAGCATTTTTTCTTGGCAGTTGCACTTACTCGTCCATAAGCTGATTTAATCTCCGTAGCGGTTACATTAGTAATACTAAGGTCGTCGATGCCACCTAAGGCAAGCCGGATCTCACTACGAAGCTGTTCGGCATACCGGGCCTGATCAGCGCTGATTGCATTAGGTGTAATAAAACCAACGCGATCTGAGGGCTCCAGGTTGGCAATAACCCGTGGAACACGCATGCCACTACCAGGTTTGCCGTAGTAACCAGGATGCTGACGAGTTACGTTATCAGATTTATATGTAGAGCTGGAGAGGCTGAACTCAGATTGGAAGCCAGACTGACTGGAAATACTGGGGCGCTGGGGAACGTCGCCATCTGTTTTTTCAATGATGTCTTGCTTTGGCCTGGAAGACAACAGAGTTGGGTTACCAAAGAAAGAAAGGTTTGCCCTGATGTTTTTAACCATCTCATCATGAGCAATGATTTGGTTGGACAACCATTCAAACTCACCATGCCCGTCAGTACCAAAAGCATCGGGATTGTTAAAAACTTCAACACACGGAATAAACTCCATGGTGTTGACGGTTGTAGTGGTATTTCCTAACGTGGCGTATTCAATTTCAGTGTCAAATGACAGCTCTTGTTCGCTATGGCACTCTTGAATTTCTGTGGCGGTAATCCGCAGCCGCATGTAACGCTTGTCAGTTGAAAGGCCAACACCCCCGAACCCACGGCTAGCTTTAACTTTGTATGGATAAATAATGATAACTTCTTCTAGATCACCTTCTGGCGTGTAATAAGTTCGGTAGGCATCCCTGTCAAACCAGTACAGGCGGTAAGTTTTTTTAGTGGGGCGAATATAGAAAAGGCCTTTTCCGTAAGCCAAAAACCGATCCCACATGGAATCAAGCCTGGCATCTAGCTTGTTGAATTTAAGGACCTGTTGAATAAAGTCAAACCGTTGAGTACCAAAGTTGTCTTGCAGTGGGTAAAACTCGACGCCTTGACGGATGCCGAACATCTTCATCTGAGAAAGATGCGCGTTCAACAGCATAGTATCGGCGCCACCGTCCGAATCCCTGTTGACGGCTGACCGGATGAAATCCTCTAGGACGGCTTTGTTTTCGGACATTCGTTAGGAGACTCTGTATCTATTATGCCTCAATTTCGTAACCGGCGTGCAGCCTTTTAAGGGTGATTACATCATCCTCCACTTCAACGTCGAAACGTTCACCTGGGGACAACCCCATGTCGTGGCACAATTCGTCGGGCAAGGGCACAACAGCAGAACCGTATGCGTCCTGGTCTAATTCGATGATGTAGTATCCGGTAGACATTGTTGAGTGATTTTATAAGTTTAAATCCAGATTACTTTAACCCTAATATTCCAACTCAAGCTTACCCCTGGTCATTAATCCATTGCAGAGCCAAATCAAGGCGTCGACACAATCGTCGTGAGAGCTTACGCCAAAATTAACGATTTCATCAGTCAGAGCCTGAAACTTCCGATATTTGTTAAACACAAGTTTCCGTTGCTCGAACAAACCCATGATTCCCCTGAAGCGTGCAACTTTGTCCCCACGGAACCCTTTGACCGCGTGCCAGTTGATATTGTAAAGCCCGTGGTCGCCAAGGCAGATCCGTTTGAAATCCGCCTCTAGCGAAGCCTGATAGGCGACCGCTTCAGACCAAACATCAATGCTACTGGCGCCAGCATGATACTGGTTTCCGTCTTTATGCACGATTCCCCACTCGTAACACATCTCCATTAAAGATTCCAATTTCTCCAGGTTCCCCATGATCCGGATGCGTTTGCAATCAATAATGTGGATCTTGTCCCCAACACGGCCACCAAGAACCATGACGGTGTAGTCGTTGCGTTCTCTGACACCAGCAGAAAGGTCAACCCCAATACCCAAACAATCAAATTCAGTGGAGATTTGACCCTTAACAATCAAGTCTGGTGAGATTGATAGCTCACTGGTTTGAACAATTTGGTTTTGATACTGAAAACTAAAACTGATAGGAGCTTGACGGCGACGATCTTGCAGGTATTCCAAGGACCACATGTCGGGCCAGTAGGAAATCTCATCTCCAATATTGTCAACAGTAATTGCGGATTGAACAATTTGAACCCAGTCATTTACAGGCGTGAAGGTAGTGCTGTGAATGTCATCATGTCGGAACCTAGTACCAAGACAGATGGCCCTACCACCCTCAAACATGGTGGGAACAATAACTGAGTTCCAGTTGTCCTCCATCATTTGTCGAATGTCGCGGTTTTTAATATCGTCAGCACTCTTAACAACGTCATCCAAAATACAAAGATGCGAACGTTTAGAGGTCACTGCACCTTTAAGACCCGCACAGCAAATAGTGAATTCTTCTTCACCAGTGGATTTAATCCCTGCAAATTTCCAGTCAATGCTCCAGTATTCATTGGAGTTGATCCCCTTGGCAATCTTTACCATGGGAAAAATTTCTCTGTAAAGTTTACTTTCTTCAATAATCCGTTTGATTGCAGCGCTTTTAGGACGTGCAACGTCAACCGTGTAAGAAATATAAAGAATTTTTAACGGCTTTTTGTGTAAAGCGTGGATTCCAATAGACCAAGCAGTATATAAACCAAGAACTGTAGATTTTGCGGATCCCCTTGGGGCCAGGATATCAATGTTGGGGCCGCCAATGCCAATCAAGCATTCAGTGTCGTCGCCAGTGCAGAGGTACCGATGCCATTCTTTATGGTGAGCAGCAGGAGGCTTATCTCCAACAACGTCACAAAAATAAGCAAAGTCAACACGTGCTTTTTCAACGTCAATGTTGGAAGTTTTTTTAACAACTTGTTGTTTTGCTGCAGCACGAGCGGTTCTGCGATAAACGGAATAAAGACTGGTCCCTGCCATGCGCTTACCCTAGCGCACTACACCTTAAGATTCTTCCTGCAGGATCTTTGTCCACACTGCCATAGAAGCTTCTTCAAGCGGGCCTTCGATAGGGTCGTCGCGGAAAATCAATAGTACCTCCCTAAGAGCACGATCAGCTCCAGCAAGAATTAAACCTTGTTTATCGGTTAGATGTTTTTCGTCATTTAATTGCTTGATGGTGCCACGAAGTTCTTTTTGGAGCATAGCAATACGGGAGGCTCCCATATCTTGTTTAATCATGCCAAGATCAATTGCATCGCGGAGTTTGGAAATATCTTGCTGCATGGAGTCAATCTCCATTTCCATAATTCCGTTAAAGTTCCTTTTCTTAAACTCTTCTTTGGACCACTCATCACATTCCACGATGGAGCCCATATTCCCAAGAAACCGGGAATACAGGTACATCTGAATCGGAGAGGAAGTTTTCTTACAAAAAGCAAGAAAGGATTCGCGGTCTTTTTCGGTTAAAGACTGAATCCAACTCTGCATTGGGAAAAAGCGTCAGGTGTTTATTGTAACGCTTTTTATTCAACAAGCCCTGGCTGCGCTGAACTAGGCTGTGAGACGCGAGGTCCGCCCATGCGATAAGCGTCTTGTGCCCAATCATGCTGACGACCCATGACGTAATTTTGCTGCATGTTCTGCTGCAGGTTTGTTTTACGGGTCTCTTTACCTTGGGTTTGGTAACCAAGGCGCTGTTGCTCGCCTGTAGCACCAACAGTGGCACGTTCTTGCTCTCCTTGGGTGGACAGAGTTGCACGTGTTTCACCACCAGTAGCTTGGGTCTGGCGAATGTCTTGAGTTGTGAAAAATTCTTTGTTCTGCTGATCCAGTTGAGCGCCAAGTGTCATGTTAAGGCGTGACTGGGCACCAGAAACTTCATTCAGTGCTGTTTGAGTCTGTAACGACTGCGTTGGCACTGCAACGGGAGCTGGAGCCGGAGCCGGTGGTGCCGGTGCTGGTGAACTTTTCTTACCCATGACAGTTTCTGTTCTTAACTACAGTATAACAAGAGGATTTAAATTAGGCAGTGCGGAACGTTGTACCAGCGTATCCACGAGCAAACTCTTTTGCTGCCAGTGCCTGTGCAGCTGTTGCACGATCACGTTCTGCTTCGGCGCCAGCTGCAGATGTAATTTGACTTTGTGCAAGTTGATTCCGGTAAGCCTGTGCAGTAGGTGTTTGTTCTTTGGTAAGAAGAAACTGGGTACTGGCTGCAAGGTTACGAGCAGTTGCTTCAGAAGAAGCAGCGCTCAAGTATGGAAACAAATCTGCCATTTGTTGGCGAGTTGCTTCCGCACCAAATTTAGCCTGTGCCTGCGCCTGCTGCAAGTAAAGCGGTTGCAGCTGTTTTTCAAGTTCAACTTGTGCTCTTATTTTGTCGGCGTAGTCAGAAGGAAGCGCTGAAACAGAAGGCGGAGTATATGCAGATGGTTGCGATCCGCTAGCACTTGTTCCGTAATCGGTCGCACGCTTGTACTTACTTACTTTTGCCCAATCCTTTGCAAAACCAAGGGGGCTGGTTCCAGTGGGGTTGAAATAAGGAAAAGGAGAATCAGCCATTAGCTGTACTGATATTGTGCGGCAAGTGCGCTACCCATCTGAGAGGCTGCGTTGGCGCCCATCTGCTGAGAAGTGCGCAGGCTGCTGCGGATAGCATCAGCTTGAGTATCAATGTTAGAGCGAATCTGAGCTGCGGCCAGGTTGCGCTGCATCTCATCTTTCTTCGCCTGAGACATTACTGGATACTGGAGGTTGATCAGCTTTTGCATATTCCTGATCTGGGTATCCATATCTTTCTCGGCTGCCAAGCGCCCACCAGCAAATGCTTCGTTAGGATTTACTATATTTAAAGAACCTATTTGGCGGTTGAGAGCCTGAAGATCTTCAGGGACTGCGGGAACTGGGGTGAAGGGTCCAGGTTGTTGTGCACCTAATCCTGGAACACCCATTGCAGCACCAGCTCCAAGGGTTGCTTGAGCCGCCCTTCCGGGAACACCAGCTAATCCAGCCGCAAGCCCAGGGATGGCCATTCCAGCAAGGCCAGTAACACCAGTACCTGCAAGATTGGCTAGTTGTCCAGCTGTGACGGCTTGTGCCGGTCCGACAAGACCTAAGGCTTGGCGTCCCGATGTAGCAGCCTTAGTTAAGCCACCTGCCAGTGGTGCAAGCAACCCGGTGCTTTGCAAAGCTGTTCCTGCCATACGGCCCGCGCCAGGGGCCAGTGCGCCTAGGCCGCCACCAACCAGAGCTGCTCCAAGAGCCTTTCCAAAATCTCCACCACTTTGCTGATACCCCTGAAGACCTCCAAGAGCTGCTCCTAAACCAGCGGAACCTAGAACCAAGGGCAACATAATTTAAATCCTCTTAGTAGTTATTTTAATGGAGATAAGCTTTTGATTTTTAAAACGAAGGCTTGTAGTTAACAGCGTCACCCCAACTGATGCCAGTGGGTGCTGCACCAGCAGAACTGAAGTTTGCGCCAAGGCCACCACCAGATCCTCCGCCGCCGCCAAATCCTCCTGACAATGCGCTCATGCCAATGGAAGCAGCGGCACCAAGTACTTTATTCCAAGGGTTCTCTCCCCCTTCAATAACTTTTGAAGGTTCGTTATACATTAAGGTCAGATCACTGCTTGATTGGACTCCTTTACCTTGCCCAACAGTTACGTCGCTTCCGGGATTAAAATTTTTTGACAGGTCGCCATATTTGTCGCCAGCAAACCGCTGTGAATAACTGCCCCAGGGTGTCTGTTTAGGATCGTTTGCAGGATTCCAGGAATCTGTAGGATTAAATGACATTTAAAAAGCTCCGCCAACAGCACCACCCAATTGTCCACCAATGGTTGTACCAATACCTGGAGCAATTAACGTGCCCAGTGCTGCGCCAGCAATAGATCCAATCGTGCTACCAAGGCCGCCTTTTTGTCCCGGAATTACAGTCGGTGATTGCGGGTAAACAATTGTTAGATCACCGCTTTGAGAAACGCCACCACCACCCCCAGCTACAAGCCCATCTAAACGTCCGCTTTGTCCGTATCGGTTTTGCGCGTACTGGCCTAATTTATCTCCGGCAAAACGAAAAACATCGCCCCAGGGGGATTCTTTTTTGTCTTTATCTTTGTTGAGACCAAATGGATCGGTATATTTTCCAAAATCACTATAATCAGTTTTTGAGTTAAACGCTTTATTCCAACTATCCGAATCAGGCTTCCAGCTAGACTCAAAAGAACTACCGCCAAAAGCACCTGGAGGGAGTTTAAAGTCTGTGTACGGATTAAAATCAGACATCTATTTAATATGAGGAACAAGTTGTTGCCAGCTTTGCGCTTGAGGTTGACCTAAAGCTGTGCTGGCTTGCTCCAGAGAACCGTGTTTTTGCTTTAAGTATTCTACAGGATTCTCTTTTTTAATCCGACGTTCTGCAGATTTTTGAAATAGTTTTTTTGCGGCATGCCCAACGGCTGCTGCAGTAACGGCACCAGCAGCCAAAATTGCAGGCTCAGTATATCCACCCAGTTTTTCTGCAATCTTTACTCCCAATCCTTGTTGACCGCTTATCTTTACGTTTGCGAATCCAGGGTACTGTTTTTGTTCTAAATTGTAATTTCCTTGTACATCCGCTTTTGCTGGCTCAATTTTTAATTTTGGTTCAGCAGCATACGTTAATGCTTTGATTGCACCAAGTCCTGCGGCTGTTCCTAAAGCAGCACTGGCTGTAATAGGCACACCTTTTAACCGAATTTCAGGGTCATTAAGACCACGTGCCGTGCCACGAATAACGCCACCAAGGGCGGAAAAAGATTGAGATTCTGGATCAATAATAACGTTTTTTCCGGCTTCCGGTTTTAACGCTTGGTAACGACGGTACTGAACAAACGTAGACGGTGCCACGTCAGGACGTTCTTGTTTAAACTCCTGATAAGGTAGAAGCTGGCTTTTTTGACCAAGACCATAACGCATTGCTGCTTCCAATGCTGCGGATCTTGTTTTGCGACCGGAGGGGTCTTCTTCTTTGGAAACAGGTGCAACAGCTTTATACCCCTTGGGGCGTAACCCCTCAGTGATGGGGCCAACTTGACCGCTCATCGCCCCCAGGGCAACCGGAACAGCCGCTGCAACTGCAGCACCGGCAAGCGTCGACTCTAGTCCCAACCTGGGCCCGACGTATTGGCCTACATCACTCATAAGGCGATGCATGTTTGTGTACTTCCAAATATCTCTGCGCGTTGCGTTTGTTAATACATCAGCAGGGACGCCAGCAACTACAGGCATTGCAGAGGGGACATTGAATTCTTGCTTACTACCAAGAGAAGAATAACTACCACTGGGATATACACCTTGCGTTTTTTTAACTGATGCTGCTGCTTTTACATTTTTTAATTGCTCCCCGACCAGCTCCGACGTGGTTCCTTGAGTACTCTGGTAGTAGCCCCAAGGTCTCCGTTCAATGCTGCCTTGCAACTTAGAAACAGCCTGCCCAACAAATTGCTGGGCTTTAGTTAAACTGTTTGTTAAGTAATTAGGGTTGGTGTTCGGATTCATTCTTAGTACCGAACATTGGGACTTAAAAGATTACGGACGGTTTCAAGTTCAGCGCTAGGATTTTTATGAACAACCGTAGTTACAGGGTTGTGATAATTTTTAGCTAGGGCAAGATTAATTTCGTTGTTATAACGTTGTTGTTCCTGTGCAGCGTGGAATTGCTGAAGTTGATGTAAACCTTGGCCGGGAACATGTGGCGCATCGTTGGTTTCCGGATCTATAGCTTGAGCTGGTGCCAGAGCGCGTAAAAGTGAGTTTGCCCCGACTGCTCCGGTAATTTGCCCCACGGTCTGTGCTGCGGCACCAGGCATACCCATGGCAGTCAAACCGCCACTTACTGGGGCAGCAATAGCGGAATGAAGACCGACATTTGCGGCTGTCCGTAATGGACCAACAGCTGGAGTTTGTCCCATTAAACGCGGAACTCCCTGAGAGACTGCAGTACCTAAGGCGGTCTCTGTTGCAATCTGTTTACCCAGTTGTGCTGCAGTTTGGGGGCTACTCAAATAAGCGCCAAGTTTTTTACCGGCCAATCGAATTCCTTGTCCGGCGTTTTCTAAAATACTCATGATACCTGCGTGCCCGATGCACCTGGATATCTAATTCTACTAGCAGCAGTCACATCACCGTCTCCAATTCCTTGCCCAGGCTGCTGACTCTGGAAAGCTGCAATAGTTTGCTGGTTTATCTGTTCATCCATAGGCATTAAACCACGCTCTCCACCCTGCATATATTTACTAAGAAAATCTTTGGCTAGCGTTTGATCTCCAGGATTAGAAAAATTTGATTGGTCACCAAGGGAATTAATTCTGTTCTGCGATTCTTCTGCATCTTTAGCTGAAAATACCTGAGAGTAAAACTGTTGGGAAGGTGGGTTTTTCTTTAGCTGGGAAACAAATTGATTCTTGTATGACGTAGGGTCGGCGCCAGCAGGAGAGTATGGGCCCGTTGTACCTGCATCTATAGTTTTTTTGTCACGAAGAGCCTGATCATCAGGCCCACTGTACCGTTGGTTAAAGATTGCCATCTACTCCGCCTCTTGCTTACCTTTATGTTTCCGCAATTTTTTAAGGGTTTTAGCAAGATTTGCTTGACGCACCGTGGTCTTATCGTACTCGTCTGGATTGGCGGTTACTTTGGCAGCAAGTTCAGACGTGGACATTCCCCGCTCTTCCGCTTTTTTTGTAAAGGCACCAGGGTGTTTGATCGCGCCTTGAATCCAATTTTTATCTTCTGCCATAACTGCTACTGCAAAAAACCTGGTTTACTTAGCTAATCTTAATTTAGCAGGGGCAATTATCAGAACAAGGAAGTTTGCCGTGCACTGGCTTTTGCTAGTGCTTTTTGCATAGCAGAACGGAGCTGCTGACCCGGACGAGTTCCCATGTAACGTTCTGTTGCAACTGCCTCTTCCAGTGCTGGCGTGGTGCTAATTTGCGGTGTAAGGCCTGCGCCAGGAATAGAAAGCTGTTGAGGTTGGAACTCACGGGTAGTGCGAACTGGTCCTGAGGTGGCGGGGCTTTCCAGGGGTATGGTTTGAGAGGGTGCTAGCTCTTCTCCCCACACGGCTGCATGTAACCGCGCCCTCGCATATGCTTGTTCTGGTGAAGTTGCCAAACGAGATTGCAATTTTTCAAGCTTTGTACTGGGGTGGTAAGCCGCGCCAACCGGACCAGGTGCTTGCTCTTCGCGTCGAATGGCTTCAATCTCTCCTTGATACTGGCCTTGTTGT